GTTGTGGTGTTGGATCATCTTCCCAAACTAAACCAGCAGATTTTTTTTGTTCATCTGTTAATGTATTCCATTGATTAGGATATTTATAGTTATCATCACTAATCCATGCTTTTCCTATTTCTATGGTTCTACCATTGTGTTTCCAGGGCATAATATTTTCTCCTAAAAGGCGTTTGAGTATTTAAAAGGTGAATGGGCAAATGCCAAATAAATATATATATCTCCATTAGCTCTATTTACATTTTGTGCTAAAGTTGAACCTGTGCCACCTAACCTAATTCTAAATCCACCTGCTGTAAAATCACATAGTGGATAACTGGTACTATCAAATTCAGCACTTGTCGTATTAACAGCTAAATGTGAAAGTATTGGATTTGGTCTTTGTGTTGTGCCTACACCAAACCTAGTGTCATCCAATATAGTCCAATTGTTGCCGTTACTTGTGTTTTTTATAATTATGAAAGACGGGCGAAATCCTAAAAAAACAAAGGGTCCTATTGAAGCATCAGCCACATAAGTACCAAACTTACTATAACCATCTATACCTTTAAAGAAATAACCAACGAAAGCATCAGATGACCCAGTATTACTTGCACTCCCTACAGTAAAAACTGTATCTGTAGGTGGGGTATCAGCCCACATTGTTGCATCATCAACTAGATTACTTGCACCATCCAAACTTAAATAATCAGTAGCAGATGCTGCTGCCGAACCAGCCATTAAATGATGATAAAACCCTGCCCAACTATGACTGGCATCTCTGTTTTTAATAATCATAACTTCTGGTACTGCTGCTACACCATTAACCTGTAAACCATGTTTTATAGTTGTTGTTGAGCCAGTGCCAGTATATGTAACTATACTAAACCCAGCAATTGTATTTGCTTGTATTACGCTATCTGTAGCTCCCACACCTGTTGAACTTGCATCATTTGTAGATGTTGTTCCACCATTTGCTTTCCATAGCCAACCAACATTACTAGAACTACTTACGTTTTGATCGTGATATTGAGTTAAAGTAAAGCCTCCATCTGTTGCTCCACTTGAAGATGGTGCATTAAAAGATGTAAAGGTAGCATTAGTATCATTTGTGTCTCCAGCACTAGAATTTGTGGTTAGTCGTTTTGTTAAACCTCTACTTGTATCTATCCAAACATGATTTTCAGTTCCAGTTAAATCTTTAGACCATAACCAGTCCCCTTTAAAAGCTGCACCAGTTACAGTTTTATTACTACCATTTCCATCCCAAAGAAGAACATCAAAATGATCTGATGCTTTAGTATCTGAGTTTGGGCCTATAACTGGTTCTGGTAAATTTTCTGCACAAAGTGCTACATGACCTGAAGGAGGTGCGTTAAAAAACCTACCTACATTATTGTCATCTAAAGTTCCATTGCCTGAATTAGATGGAGTTTTCGCTGTTGTGCTACTATCCATGTAGCCACTAAATGTAAAGTCTTGTCCAAAATTTGCATGAACTTCAACATTTGTACCAGAGTATTCAGCAATAGAAAAAAAGAACTCTCCAGTTAAACTACTAAAAGCTGCTGAAGAATTAAGTATTGTACCATTTTTATAAAAATATACTGAACCTTCATCAATTCTTATGCCAACAACATCTCCTGTAGTAACTGAAGCACCATAGCCTGATGAATAGCTAGTATGCCTATGTTGTCCATAAGCATTAAAATGGTAGTTTCCTGCATTTGCTCCTGATACATCACTTATAGATGATGCTACATTCGCTACAGTAATGCCGAATCCTGTTGATGCACCAGGACTAGTAACTATAAGAAACTCTGCATACAATTTACTTGTTGCTATATCAAAAGCAAATGTACTACAAGTTACATCATCAGCAGTTTGTTTCATTCTAAGATGCGACTATACCACTAGAATCAAAATGATTATTTTTTCCACTACTATCTGCACCAATTGTTGAAGCTGAACCTGTGCCAAGTCCAGTTTTATCAAACTTAAATCTAAATCCATTTGTACCATAATTACTTACATTTGGATTTTTAGCTATCCAAATATCTTTTTTAAATTCACCAAAATAACTTGCATCTAAAGCCAAGCCATCAACAAAGTTCATATCTGATAAATACACATTTCCATATGATGATCCATTTGGGTATTTAAGCACATTATGAATTTGACTATTTACACCTAAAAATGTAGTAACAGGAGTTCCTGAACGAGTGACAGTTTCACGAAGACCATTTATCCATATTTGATATTTGTCATCATCTGATGATTCTGATGTTTTTATTCTAAGAACAATATTAAACCAAGCAGTAGGATCACGAAAGTATCTTGAGGTGGTTATGGTAACTGCACCATTATTTCTACGAAATATTAATTGGTCACTTGCTGCTGAAAACCATAATGTAAAAGCATCACTTGCTGCTCCTGCAGTAAAAATATATTGATTATAACCAGTATTAGGCACATCAACTCTTTTCACCCAACATGAAAGAGTACAAGTATCACCACTACCAGTTGAAGTTCCAGCACTAAATGTTTGAGATAGAAATGAACTTCCATTAACTGGTCCACCTCTTAGTGATCTCATTCCAACATTATTATAAAATCCTGTACTTTGATCTCCTGCACCATTTGCCTTTATTATACTCATAAATAGACCTTATGTTAATATTGCCGATGCTGAAACTAATATTGTATTATCACCACTTGCGGCAGTTACAAAATAAGCTAAGTGATAAGTGCCTGTTGCACTTATTGTAGTTAAAACACTTGCATTTATTGCTACTGCATCATGTCCAACAATAGCATGATTACCACCATTTACTAACATGATGTTTCCAGATTGACCAGCAGTGACATTAGAAAATGTAATAGTAGATCCAGTATTTGATGTTGTTTTAAAATCATTGCCAGTAGATAAATCAAATGTAAAACTGTTGCTATTATCTACAACATGACCTGATGCTCTTCCAGCTACTGTTATGTCATTATTGATTGCAAGAGAAACATTATCCTCTACAGTCATAACTGCTGTGCCATCAAACTGTTGAAATATTATATCTTTAGCATCTGTAAGAGGTTTGATAACGACATCACTAGATGAGTTTGCTATGTTAAGTTTGTTGCCAACTAATCCTAAACTTGCATCATCTTCTATGCGAACAACCTCTGTACCATCAAACTGTGATATAACTAAATCATCAGAGTTAACTGCTGGTTTCATTATTACCTCTCCAGCAGTGCCATCTAAATCAAATGCTATTTGGTCAACTCCACCATCTTGTAATTTAATATCACCAGTTGTGGAATTTAAATGTAATTCTCCAGTGGAATCAACTGATATTGGTGTTGCTGCTATTGTTAAACCAGTTGTTCCATCATGTGTGAGAGTAGCATCACTACCCAAACCTAATGAAAGAACAGCAGAGTCTGATAGTAATTTTAAATCATCTCCAATTATAGCATCTGCCGCTACACTTAAACCACCATCGGTTTGTAATGAACCATCAGTTGTGCTTGTTGCCGCAGTCGTATCATCTGAAACTATTCTTCCTGTAGAAGTAATAGCACCAGTAGCTTTTAAGTTTCCTACTTGTAGAGATGCAAATACATCTGTGACTATCGCTCCAGATCCATTTCCATCTAAAGAAACAACTTTTGTGTCTCCATTTGGTATAGTAACTGCTGCACCACCACCAGATCCTTGTTTTATAAGTATGTCTTGTGATCCACTTGTGCCATTTTTTATTATATGAACTCTTTTTAAATTGTCTGGACCAATAGTAATAGTACAAGAAGAATCTAATGTTCCAGTGTATATTATATATATTGCTCTACCAGCATCACTAGTAGCGTCTGCAACAGTGGTTGCATGAGTATCTGCGTTTGTTGTTATGGCTTCCGTGCCAAACCCTAATGCCTCACCTATAAGTTCTAAGTTTGTGTTAGTTTTAGTACCCCATTGTCCTGACTGCTCGCCAGTATTCATTTCTTCGAGTCTTAAATTATTTACAAATGTACTTGCCATTATGCCACCTCTTGCCAGTTAGCTGTTTGATTTGGTACTATTAAACTATATACTAATTCTTCTCCCGTGCTACCAGTAGCACTAACACCCGTTAACGATACCACACATTGAGGTATTATGACAACATCATTAATTGATGATTGTAAAGCGGACAACCTATTATTGTAATCAGGAGGTGCAATTTCAATTGCAGTAACAATAGTTTCATTACCTAAAGCAGTTGTCATTGCAATGCTTACTGGAGTGTTAGCAGAAACAGGTGCTCCAGTTGCAGCATCTATGTTCGGTATTCCATGAGTGGTTATTGTCGCACCCATGAAAGCATGATTACTACATTGGTAAAACAATCTAGGTGCACCATCTGCCACAGTAATTTCTGTGTAAGCTCCCGCTTGTCCTGGCGTACCATTAGTGGTCACTCCAGTGGTGTACTCACCTAGGCTTTTGTCTGCCGTTTGATAAATTCTAAGTGGATGACCATCATTACTACTATCACTTTGATCAAACCTATAAGTGTTGCCCTCATACAAAGTTAAGTTAACATCTGCTGATGCTGTTGATCCACCAATAGCGTACTTGTTAGTAGATCCTTGATTATAATATGGATGATTTGAGGGATTGCCAGAAACAACAGTAACAGTATATGTAACTGTACTTGCACCAGTTTGACTTATAGCAGTAGTTGCAGATAAACCTGTTACTGCTACGTTTACACCAGGTATGCCATCAGGAGTCCCTAAAGCAGTTGTTCCAAGTATTTGTACAGGACTAGTGCTATCAATTATAACATTGATATGTTCATTCCAAGGACCTTGACCCCATGTACCTCTACCCCAACCTTGTAAGGTAGTATTTGACAATTTAGGCTATCCTTATAATCGCATTACTTGCATCAGCAGTTGGAAACTGAATTGTAAAAGTTCCAGACGTAGATGTCTTATTAGATGTAAAATCTAAAACACATACTGCTTTGTTAGAAGCAGAACTATTATAAATTAAAGCTCCCATTGCAGTAATTGATGCAGTTGTGAAACTTAAATCATTAAAATCCGTAAATGCAGTTGTACTTGATGTAGTTGGGTCTACTCTTGTTAAAACCAAACCTCCAGTTACATATGTGCCACTAGAAGTAACTTCACCAGTTGTAACCAATGCAGTTGTTGTAGCTCCTAATGTTGCAGTTGTACTTGATTTTGCACCAGTGCCTTCTGCAAAAAGTGCTAATTTAAAATCATTACCACCTGAGTTTTTAAAATTGTGTACACCTTCTAATAACTCTTTTTTGAAGGAAGTACACATTGCTTGTGCTATAGCCATATTAGAGTCTCCTTATATATTCAGCCGTGTCCTTTTGACCATTTGATCGTAAGGCTTGAATGATAGTACCACGCTCTTCTCTTCTTGCCAATAATATATAATGATACAACACATTTTTTAAATGTTCCTTAAATATTTTGGCTTGTTGTCGGACATGAGGAGGAGCTTGATCTGAAATACTAGCTATCTTATCTACTGCTAAATCTGCTATTTGTTCATTTGTTAATCCTCCTTGATGTGAGGTATGAACATTTACACTTCCTACTGTCCCTGAACCTAAATCAAACATTTTTTTTCTCCTCGTAAGTTACTCCAGGTATATCCTCTCTACCAATTAAATTAGGCGTTGCATCTAAAGGTTCTGGAGGTTCTAGTTTTGATTTTTTAGTAATTAACATTTCACCTTGTGTAGTTGTAGAAACCAAAGGATCATCCAATCTATGATAACCATAAAGTTTTTGATCTTCTGAAACATTAGTATCTAACAAGGAAGAACTGTTTGCTATGTGAAGTTTTATTCCTTTAGACACCGCTATAGCTAACCAAAACTCACAACACGCTCTACCCGCTTCTGCAAAATTGATTGCTTTGTGTGTAAAATCTATACCATACAAATGCAAATCCGATACTTCTTCTGCTATTGCATAAGCAAGTGCATAAGCAACAGTATTGTTTAAATAAGCATATTTAGTTTTCTGTAAAACATTTTGTAATGGATATTCTACAACATCTGGACATCTTTTGTCTAAAACACATGAAAAAATTGGAACGTTGATTTTTGTTTTTAATCTATCTGCCATTATATTAGTCTGCTTTCCAGCATTAGGCGTGTCAAGAAATCTTGAAGGTGGGTCCATCATAAAACATTTATCGTGATAAATGACTCCAGACATAGAGTTTATCGCCCAAACTTCGTCAAATTTTTCGCTTCTAATTTTAGCTAATATATATTCTGAAAAACTATTGCCAAGTCCAACAATAGCTATATTTTTGTTTTTTAATTTCATTAAGATCTTGGTTGTCTAACTAACCCATCTCTATAACTATCTGAGTAATTTCTACCCTCTGCATAATTTTTCAATCGTGCAAGACATTCTACATATCTAGATGTATAAAGTTGGATCAAGTCGTTTTCCCCTTTCATAAACGTATACGCCTCAACTAATGAAGCGTACAACAAAGCATCAGATGCATTTGTACTTATCCAAGTTGTGCCAGAATTATCAGTAGTTAAAGATGCTGGCCTATAAAAATAATGTAATTCAACCGAAAAACTACTGCTTGGTGTAGGAGCTACAATAAAAGTATCAACATCAAACTGTGCATAGTAAATAGGTAAGGATTCGGTGAATATTCTTGTAAAAAGTTAACATCTTTTTGTAAAAGAAAGACGTTATTACTGCTTGAGTCAACATAAGATAAAGAATGAGTTGCCAAATAATCAGATGGTTTTTCCAAAAACTTATTACCACTAGTTAATGTTCCAGTTACATTTTTTCTGAAATAATCTAAATCAACTGATTTAAATATTCTTTCCTCTGCATTTGTTATAAAAAAAGGTATTTCAGCAACAAACGTTGACTCATCATTTTGAGTCCATTCTTGAATAGATGCAGTTAATGTTGTTAAAGTAAAACTCATGATACACTCACTGTTACAGTACCTACTTCACCTTTTGCTCTTGGAGTAGCATTAAAAACCAATGTATTTAAATCAAATATTGGTATTTCTATTTTTTCATTAATAAACTCTACTCTAGGTTTAGGATTTCTCAAAGCTTGTGGATCGGGACCTACACGGATAGGATCAAGTTGAGGATGTTTAGAGTCATACTCATCATAGCCAACAGTTAAACCATTCCATTCTTTTCTCATATCTTTAAGTTTATAACGAAACCCAGAACGTTCTGAATATCCAAATGCATTTTTGTTACTAGCGAATCTAGCCATCAGACCCTCAAGTATTTAATATCTGGTGTAAGTTTAAGTGGTACTCTATCTTCATCTTCATCACTTGCTCTTTGAAATTCTTCTTCATAAACACTCTTTAATATCTGTATTCTATCGGGTGCTCTTTTCATAGATATATAGTAAGCAAGTCCTGCAACTAAACAAGGTAAAAAACGAAAAGGAATATCGCTAGTGTTTTGTAAAGTATCTGCATCTTGTATTCTACGGACATAGTAATAAACCAAACTGTCTGAACTAGAATCTGGAGTTGGCCAAAGAATAAGAGAAGGTGTTATCTTTCTGTCAAAATAGTATTGACTAGGTCTTCCGCTCTGAGACTTGTTTGGAAGGTTTAAATAATCGCCTCGAGACATTCTTGATAAGGAAAAATCAGTATTGCTTCTTCTTATAACTACCTCGAGCAGATCAGTATAATCAGCAGTAAACTGATATGATGCAGTCCCAGATGTTAAGGATTGTGTCGCTTGTTCAACAGTCCAAAGATTTAAACCTCTGTTTGCCCACTCAGAAAACATAATATTCAAAGATCTACGTGCAGTCTTTGCATCATATCCAGTTCTCATCTCTAGACCACAACGCTCATATGCTTCTTCAATAGCTTCTGCTACATCTAAATTAAAATCTCTTGAACTGGATGTTGTCATATCTTAACCCATTTTCTTTTTACTGTTCATTTTTTTCTTTTTCTTATTCAAGAAGGCTTGAAGACTAGGATTAAGTTTGCCTTTTGTTTTTGGCTTTGTTTTGTTTTTTACCTTTTGGATTGCTTTGTTTAACTCAGTTTTTTTATTTAAAGCACCACCAAATCTTTTCTTAACAGTAGGGGGACTTGATCCTTGAAGTTGTATTATTTTATCTTCTAATTTTGAAATTTTTCTAGTTAGAATATTTTCATTTTTCATTTTATCAGCTATTTGTTTTCTAAGACTAGTCATAGTTTGTTTTGTTGTATCAGGCATTATTTTTTCCTTCTTTTAAGCGATTTAACTCTTCTTGGAGCACCTTTAGGCTGACCTAATCTTTTCTTCTGTGCTATCCTACTACGTTTTTCAGTGGCTGTCATCTCTGATGCAGTTTTTGGTGTTTTCTTAGAAATACGTTTTGTTGGTCTACAATAAGGTGTACCTCTTTTTTCACCCTTTTGTCTTCCACACTTTTTACCAGTTCTTTGATCTTTCCAATCTTCTTTGAACCATCGTTTAAGTGCTAGACCAGCTTTTGTTTTTCTAACTGCCATTATCCGTAAAACGTTTCTTTTCTTCTATTATTCATAACGACACCACAACCTTTTGCAATGTTTGGGTTTTTTGATGGTCTTTTACGTTTTTGTTTAGTGGATCCGCCATTTCTAAAATTTTTTGTAGCATTTCCTTTTGAATCAACAGTAAAATTTGGTTTTGGAGGTAGTTTTTTTTCGTAATATAGTTCTCTTACTGCTTTTTCTAAATCTTTCATATTATACCTTGGACTGCCTACCTCTTCAAATTTAGGACTTCCACCAGAACCAAACTTAACTGCACCGCCTTCTGCTTTTTTCTTGGTTTTTTTCTTTTTACCGCCAGTGCCATAG